GGGTGATGTAGCTGGCGGGCTGCTCCTTGTTGCCGCTTTTCTTTTTCTTGCTCAATGCTTGACCTCCTTTCTGATATTATAATAACACGGAAGCGTGTAAATGTCAAGCGGTTTGAGAAAATAAATATGAAAATTTTGAGCTGTCCACTTTGGTGGACGGCTCTTTTCGTAGATATCTGGGGTAAAAGACACTGGAGGGCGGGTGATGAGAAACGAGCACAACAGCCTTTTATGATAGCAGGGCGTGGAGAAAACTGCGACGGGAAGTCCTCAAGGATGACAACAACGAGTGCCAAATTTGTAAAGCACACCACAAGCATAGGCGGGCGGTTGTAGTTCACCACATGTTTCATCTGGACGAGTATCCGCAGTACGGCTTAGTGCGTTACATCCAAGACCCTGCGACAGGGGAGTGGAAGAGGAATCTCATATCCGTCTGCAAGGAGTGCCATGAGACAGTTTGTCATCCGGAGCGGATGAGAGAAGCAGAGACAAGAACGCCGTTGACCATGGAGAGGTGGTGACACCCCCCCCGGTCAAAAAATTGGATTTTAAGACGGGACGGCCTACTCGGCACGGTCCTGGACAAAAGAGGCAGGCACGCGCATGTGAGAGTTTCAGGAGGTGGTGAGAAGATGAAGAAGGCGATGAAGAAGGATGAGAGGCGGGAGGAGATCCGGCAGGACCTGCTGGACCAGTTGGAGCGCAACGGGACCGTGGGGAAGTTCTATACGGATTTGGTGGAGGACTACATGGGCCTCTACGACATCAAGACAGGCCTCTTTGAGGACATCCGAGACAGGGGAGAAAAAGTCCCGGTGGTGACCGCCGCAGGGATGGAGACGGGGAAGAAAACCAACGATTCCGTCCCGGACCTTTTGAAGGTCAGCGCCCAAATGCTCAAAATCATGGACAGCCTGGGCCTGGATACGGACGAGCCCACCAATACCGGCGGTGATGGGGATGGAGAAGCGGACCGGCTGTAAGTACATCGACGTCTATCTGGACGCCATCCGCACCGGAGCCCGCCCGTCCTCGAAAGAGATGCGGCAGGCGGCGGAGTATATTGCCGGGAAGCTGACCGCCCCCGGCGTCGTCATCGACGCCGAAAAGACGGAGCGGGCCAGGGAACTCATCGAGAAATACTTCGGCATGGTGCTGATGGATTGGGAGCTGTTCGTCCTGGCCCTGGTCCACTGCTATTACCCGGATGACACGCTGGTGTTCACGGAATTTCTTATCATGATGGGCCGGGGGAACGGGAAGAACGGATTCATCTCCGGGTTAGCCTGGTATCTCACTACCCCAGACCACGGTGTCCAGGGATATAACGTGGACATCATCGCCAATTCGGAGGACCAGGCCAAGACCTCCTTCGAGGACGTCTATGAAATGCTGGAGCGCAACTGGGGCAAACTCAAGCGTTTCTTCTACAAGTCCAGGGAGCTCATCAAATCCCTGCGGACAGGTAGCTATATCAAGTTCAATACCTCCAACGCCAGGACCAAGGACGGCAAGCGATCCGCCTGTCTCATCTTCGACGAGGAGCATGAGTACGAAAACGACGACAGCATCCGGGTATTCAAATCCGGCTTCGGAAAGCGCAGGCACAGCCGGGTGTTCAAGATCACTACCAACGGCTACGTGCGGGACGGGGTTCTGGACAAGGACCTGGAGATCGCCCACGCCGTGCTGAACGGGGAGATTCCGGACAGCCGCCTGTGCCCGCTCCTCTACAAGGCGGACGGGGAGGAGGACGTGAGGGACAAGACGGCGTGGGTCAAGGCCTGCCCGTCTCTACCGTACCTGGAAAACCTGCGCATCCAAATGGAGCAGGAGTTCACCGCTCTGGCCTATGACAAGAGCACGGAGCTGGACTTCTACACCAAGCGGATGAACCTACCCCGATCCAACATGGAAATCGCTGTCACGGAGTGGGCGAATATCGCCGCCACCAACACCCCTTTACCTGACCTACGGGGGCTGACATGTACCGTGGGCATCGACTACGCCAGCCTGCGGGATTGGGCGGCGGTTGATTTCCATTTTCAGCGGGGCAGCGAGCGGTTAGACTTCGGCCACTACTGGCTGTGCCGGCGAAACCCGGACTTGAACCGTGTCAAGGCCCCATGGCGGGCGTGGGCAGATATGGGGCTGGTGACGCCGGTAGACGACGTGGAGATCGCCCCGGAGCTGTTGACGGAGTACATTGCCCGGACCGCTCAGGAATACTACGTCAAGACGGTGGCGCTGGATAATTTCCGATATGCCCTGATGAGGGACGCCCTCCTCAAGATCGGCTTTGGGGCGAAAGAGTTCGGGAACGTCTACCTTACCCGGCCAAGCGACATCATGAAGGTCCAGCCCATCATTGACAGCTGTTTCAATAATCACTGGTTCACCTGGGGGGACAACCCGCCCCTGCGGTGGGCGGTCAACAACACGAAACTTGTCCGGTCCGGCCGCAGAGAAGGCACGGACACGGGCAATTTTTATTACGCCAAGATCGAGGCCAAGAGCCGAAAAACCGATCCCTTTATGGCCCTCGCCGCTGCCATGTGCGTGGAGGAGGACAACGGGACCGGGCTGTCCGGGGACCTGCCGGAGCTAGGCGTTATCATCGGATGAGAGGAGGGGAAATATGGCGTTTCACTTTTGGAAATGGCTGACAGGGAAAACCGGGGAGGAGCCCAAGCCTGTCACAGAGGGCGAGTTTTTTGACTTAGCTACCGACCTCTACATCCGGGAGCTGGCCTTCCAGTCCTGCGTCAATTTGGCGGGCAACGCCCTGAGTAAATGCGAGTTTAAGACCTTTGAGGGAGACGTGGAGAAAAAGGGCGCGGAGTATTACCTGTGGAACATCGAGCCCAACCAGAACCAGAACAGCACCGCCTTTCTCCACAAGCTGGTCCACCAGCTCTACAACACCAGGACTGCCCTTGTGGTGGATCAGGGCGGGAAGCTCTACGTGGCCGACAGCTATGTCCGTCGGGAGTATGCCCTGTACGAGGACCTTTTTGAGCAGGTGACAGTAGGGGAGTTTACCTTTGGTCGGACCTTTTCCCAGTCGGAGGTATTGTTCTTTGAGCTGACCCAAGAGAATATGCGGCGCATCACAAACGGGCTCTATCTGTCCTACGGCAAGCTCATCGCTTACGGGATGAAGGGCTACCAGAAGTCGAGAGGCGAAAAGGGCACCATGTCCCTGGATGTGCAGATGATGAGCAACGCTGACTTTCGGAAACGGTATGAGGCCATCCAGAACGCGGACTTCAGACGCTTCGCCGAGGCGGAGAATGCGATACTGCCGGTCTACAAGGGAATGGATTATACCGCTATTTCGAGCAAGACGTACAGCGCTGACAGCACCCGGGACATCCGCAGCATGATCGACGATGTGACTGACTTCACCGCCAGGGGGTTCGGTATTCCGCCCGCCCTGCTGAACGGCTCTGTTCAGGACGTGAGCTCGGCCACCGATCAGCTCCTGACCTTCTGTGTGGACCCGCTGGCGGACAACATCCAGGAGGAGATCAACCGCAAGCGGTATGGAAAGGCGGGGTATCTGCGGGGGAACTACCTGCGGGTGGATACATCGGCCATCAAGCATATCGACCTGCTCTCCTCCTCTGGGAACATCGACAAGCTGGTCTCCTCCGGTGTGGTGTGCATCAACGATATCCGGGGGCTGCTGGGCCAGCCGCTTATCAATGAGCCGTGGGCCTGGGAGCATTTCATCACCAAAAACTACGCAACGGTAGAGGAGCTTTTAAAGGCATTGGAAGGAGGTGAGACAGTATGAGAAAGTATTATCAGCTTGTGACCGACGAGGCGGCCAGAGAGGCGGACCTTTCCCTTTATGGGGATATCACCTCGTTCCCCTGGATGGAGAGCGACGTCAGCGCCTATGACCTGTCCCAGGAGATTGCGGGCCTGGACGTGGACCGCATCAACGTGTACATCAATTCCTATGGCGGAGAGGTGGCCGAAGGGCTGGCAATTTACAACGCCCTGAAGCGACACAAGGCCAGGGTCAAGACGGTGTGCGATGGCTTTGCCTGTTCCGCCGCCTCTGTTGTGTTCATGGCGGGGGAGGAGCGTGTGATGAACAGCGCATCGCTGCTCATGATCCACAACGCCTGGACCTGTGCGGAAGGGAACGCCGAGGAGCTTCGTAAGGCGGCGGAGGATTTAGAGGTCATCAGCGAGACGGCGGCCAACGTCTATCGGGAGCAGGTATCTATCGGGGATGCCGAGCTGGAGCGGCTTTTGGCGGAGGAAACCTGGATCAAACCCGCCGACGCCCTGGCGATGGGATTTGCGACAGCCATCCAGGGGCAGGCCAAGGCCAAGGTCCCCAGCCAGTCGGCCCGAGGCCTAGTTTTTGACCGCCTGACCGCACCGGCCAAGGAAGGTCCGGAACCTTCCCCCGGCCCGGAGCCGGAGGAAAAGACCGTATCCACATTTTTTGACGCGCTGTGCGCGGGAAAGAGAGCGTAACAATGAAAAACCTTGACCAGCTCCAGAAGGAGCGCAACGACATCATGCAGCGCATGGCCGAGGCCGTGCGGGAGAACAAATCGGAGGACTTTGCCCAGGCGTGGAGCGACCTGGCCGACAGTATCCAGGAGCGCATTCTGGGTGACGTGCGGGAGACGCAGCTTCAGCAGGATAATGGCATTCTGGCCGCCCGGGGCTGCAGGGTGTTGACCTCCCAGGAGAAGGGCTATTACGAGAAGGTCATCGAGGCCATGAAAAATGAGCTGCCCAAGCAGGCCTTGACCGGTATCGACACCGTTCTGCCGGAGACCGTCATCGATGCGGTGTTTGAGGACATCAAGGCGAGCCACCCCCTTCTTAGCGCCATCCGGTTCCAGAATACCGGCGCCCTCGTCAAGATCATCCTCTCCACCACCGGCGGGGCGGCCAAGTGGGGCCCCATCGGCAGCGGCTTCGACGGGGAACTGTCCGCCAACTTCCTGGAGCTGGACCTTTCCCTGGCCATTCTGACCGCCTACATCCCCGTGAGCCGGTATATGCTGGATCTGGGTCCCGCCTGGCTGGACCGCTATGTCCGTGAACTGCTGACCGAGGCCTTGGCTGTTCAGCTGGAAGTGGGCATCGTGGACGGCACCGGCAAGGATATGCCCATCGGAATGGACCGCAAGCTGACCGGGGCGGTGGACGGCGTCTATTCCGTGAAGGACGCCGTGATGGTCACTGACCTGTCCCCTGAGACCTACGGGAGCCTTCTGGATACGCTGACCCAGGGGCCCAACGGTGTGCGCCGGACGGTGCCCTCCGTTGTCCTGGTGGTCAACCCCAGCGACTATTTTACCAAGGTGTTCCCCGCCACCACTGTGCGGGCCACCGACGGGACCTTCAACCACGACGTGTTCCCGTTCCCCACTACTGTTATTCAGTCCGCCGCCGTCCCCGCCGGGAAGGCCGTCATGGGGATTGCCAGCAAGTATTTCATGGGGGTTGGCACTCAGAGCGGCGGCAAGATCGAGTATGACGACAGCTACAAGTTCCTGGAGCGGACCCGTATGTACGCCATTTTCCTCTATGGTTATGGCCGGGCCATGGACGAGAACGCCTTTGTGTACCTCGACATTTCCGGCCTGAAGCCCTACGTGCTGACGGTAAAGACCGAGGCTGCGGTCTCGGGAAACTGAGGCGGGCGCAGACCGTTGAGCCTTCCTATTCCGCCGCCGACCTCCAGACCATGACCAAGGCCCAGCTCTTGGCCATGGCCGGAG